TTAAACAAATAAAGGGCCTGTTACGAAAGAAAGTAACAAGCCCTATTGCCAAACAGTGGGTTATGCAACAAATGAAAGATAAGGGCATTAAAAAGGCCCCCAAGGGTTTCTAAACTCTTATATTCAATCTTTTCGGTTCATTCACACAATCAATGTGTTCTTTTCTCAACACAAGGTTGAACACCAATTCATATAGCATACACACGTTAAAAGCAAACTTGCTCATATAGACTCCTTTTCTGATTCTCTTACAGTATACCATAAATAGATTAAAATACAGTTAAGATGCATTTTTTTCTTGACAATTTCTTTGGGGTGTGTTACTATAAGTAATAATCAAAGAGGGATTCGTATGATTCATATAGAAGCAAATGGTGGTTTACGGAAAGAAAGAAAACTGGCAAAAGATGTCATGTGGTTCTGTCTTGAAATGCTAATGCCTCGTATGAGAAACCTCACCATTGAGCTAGAATTTACCAACACTTTAGATGAAGGTGCAATGGGATTTGCGTTCATGGGTGAAGATAGAAAAGACCTGATTATTGAAATTGACCATAAATTAGGTCGGGATGAGGGTCAGGATAAACTAATAGAAACCCTAACACATGAAATGGTTCATATCTGGCAATTTGCCACTGGTCGTTTAAAAGACACTTCTCAGGGTGAATACAAGCAGTTATGGAAGTGTAAGGATGGTAAGTATAGAAACTACAACAAAACTTCTTATGATCGTCAGCCTTGGGAAACTGAAGCATATGCATTAGAAGGAAAACTTGCAAAATTATACGAAATAATGAAAGAAAACGGTTGACAAACCTTATTTTGTATGGTATACTAATAATATAATCAAGAGAGAGAGAAAATTATGTCAACACAATTGAGAAATGTTACTTCACATATGGCCCAAACACGGTTCTGGGGTGGTGAAAATCGAGGAGTGTGCGTTCAAGTTTCACAAAAGAACTTTGAAGGTGGTCATCAATTCTTGCAGTTAACTAAAGAAGATGCTGCATTGTTGGCCGCAGAGTTGACTTTGTTTGTCCTAGGACATGAAGTTGTAGATATGGAAGCAGAAATATAATAAAAGAAAAAGGTTGACAAACCTTATTCCATAGTGTATACTAGTAATATAATCAAGAGAGAGAGAAAATTATGATTGAAGTTGGAACAAAAATTATCGGTAATTTCGGTGCAATGATTCCCCTATGGGAAGGTACAGTTACTGGCATCATCAAATCAGTAAACGGTGTGACAATCCCTACATCAGCTATTATGAAATGGGACGATGGTTCTACTACTACCATTCTACAGAGTGAGATTGACTCCGCTCCTAGTGTAAATGGTTCACCTATTGGTTATTACACAGAAGAAGGTTATTATGCTTAATAAGAAAACAGAGGCTCTGATGAAAACTCTTACGACAGAGAAAGTATCAGTAATTCACGCTGCATTTGGGGATACTCCTCATGTAGTTGCGTTTGTTGATGTTGAGAAATCTTGGACAGATACAGACAAGTTAGAGTGTGCTTTCATGAAGACCAACTCTATCAATGATGCTTGGTGGAAAAATAAAGGTGTTACGTCTATGTTTCCTAATAAGGGGTGTAGGTCAACGTCTGTTGGTGACATGGTTTTAATTGGTAAAACTAAGTACAAATGTGCTGATTTTGGATGGGAAAAAGTATGAGAAAATCTGTAAAACGTGTAAAAATTGATAACGCAAAATTGTCTGCACCAAATGTGCCAGGCTACACTTGCCCGTCAATAGATTATGTTCAAGAATTTCTTGACCAAATTGCAAAACGTGGTGACAAGTGGTCTGTACGACAGGCTGATCTTGCCAAGGATGTACTGGAGTACATTCGGGAATCAAACGATGAACTACGTAGTTCATCAAAATACTGGTATGACAAATATAAGGACGCTGCATAATGACAGATGCTGATGAAGAACTCAATATGTCTATTAGACGATTTCTAAAAAAAGTAGGAATTGCCTCACAAAAAGAAATTGAAAATGCTTGGAAAGACACTGGAAAAGTAAAAGTCAAAATGGTTTTAACTTGTGAAGAACTAGGAATTGATTTCACTGTAGAAGATGAGATAGGCATATGAGTATGAAAGCACTATTGCTCATCTCTACTATTGGTGGTGGACTAGATGGTGGATATGAAGTTGAGATGCCATCTATGACTGAATGTTTAGATGCAAGAGTTGCTATCACGGAACAGGTGAAAGATGCACAGACTCTTTGTGTACCAGCTGTTGCAGAAACAGATAAGATGGAGAAATTCTTTGGTATCTTTATGGGAATTGTTGAACGAATGAGGGAAATGGAAAATGAGAGACTTAACGCTGAAACGTATAGGTAGTACGAGAAGTGTTCTTAAAACCTGTAGAGAACACACTTGGTCTTATTACTACTGGTCTAATGTTTTATCATATATGACGAGAAAGGGTGAACGAGGAGAATAAGTTTTCCTAAATAAGAGTATGGTCACATTAACAGATAAAGCAAAAAAATATATGAAGAGTGTCATCATGAATGGTGATAAGGTATCTCTTGCCGTTAAGGGTGGTGGTTGTTCTGGATTTCAATATGTTTGGGGTCTGATGAATGACCATCCAGATGTAGAATGGTCTGCTCCTATTGATGAGGTGCTAGTGGTCGATCCTCTCGCTGAAATGTATATTTTAGGGTCAGAAATTGACTATGTTACTGAGCTCGGAGGCTCTTATTTAGCACTCAAGAATCCGTCTAGTAAAAGTAGTTGCGGTTGCGGCGAAAGTTTTGGCGTATAATGAATGGAATGGTTCATAGTAGTCATTCTTACAATCAGCACTATATCTCCTTCTGAGGAAGTGCTTTCCAAATATAGATTTAAATCAGAAATATCTTGTAAAGAATTTGTCGTAGAAAATTATGACAGGCTAAATGAACGTGTAAATGAAGATCATGATCAACACCACTCAACTCCAAATCTCTATCGTTGTGTTACTGGCATCCCTTAGTACTGGGGGATGTACTTTTTTAGGTTTACCTTGGCAATATAGTGCTGCAAGTAGTGTTGCAGATGTTGTATCTATTAACAATTCTGGAAAGTCTATTGCTGAAGAAATAGCCTCCAGTATAACAAAAACAGATTGTCAATGGAATAGAGTGATTAAAAATTGGAATGTGTGTTTAACTGAAGAAGAGTATTTAGAGGATTTGCTTGGAATGAATTGTGAGACATACTCATGGGATTTCCTAAATATACCGTATTGCAGGGAGAGTAAATAATGTTTGATTCGATAACCATACCTTATGAATCTGTTATGTTGTATAATGTTGCAACACTCAAAGGTGATATAGATTTTGATGAAGTAGAGCTTGCCATTGCAGAAATGTGTTCTCACGTAAAAGAAACTTATCCAGACTTTATTGCTGGTCAAGTCTTTCAGTACGAAGGATTTATTTCAGAAGAAGGTACAGTAGGTGAACATGGTGCTGAAGGAAATCATATCGCAATAATTACTTATTGGAAATCTTTTGAATCGCATGAGAAGAGCCACAGAGATGAAAAGTTTAAAATGGCCTTCTCAAACCTAATGCAGTATTGTGATGACACTAAAGAATTAGGATACAAATTACTTTGGCAAGGAGAAAAATAATGCCTGCTCGGAAACACACACAATGGTTGGCAGAACCATCAGTCGAATATGTAGATAGTCGTATTTATAGTGATCAAGATATCTTTCAGAAAGAACAAGAAAAGATATTCAAGAAATGTTGGATACCTCTCTGTCATGAATCAGAACTAGAGAACCATCTAGACTTTAGAACTTCCAGTATCGCTGGTTCTAAAGTAGCAATGATTCGTGACAAAGATAAAATTGTTGCGTTTGAGCATAGTTTTCAATCCATGCCTCCTAGTGGTAACTTAGAATCTGATGGTGGTTATGACCATTGGAATTGTCCAGAGTTGCATTGTGAAGTTAAGTTTGGTGGCATGGTATGGGTTACACTTAATCCAGAACCAACTCAAGATGTTGAAGGATGGGCTGCTGGTGCATTTGATGTTATTCGTCCAGCACTAGACACAGAACCATTGGAAGTATTTCATTACCACAAAGCAATCATCGACAGCAACTACAAACTTTGGCACGATACTAACAGCGAATTTTACCACGACTATATGCACTACTTCAATCGTGTAACTGGTTTTAATGAAGAGTACTTTGCACGTAAGTGTACAGGGTTTGAGAATGGTCATGTCAACGTAGGTAGCTTTGAAGTGCAGTATGGTGAGTTTGAGTTAGGTGAATCCAGAGAAGAACTCTCATTTCCACATCTACCACCAAACCAGTGGTATATGATTGACCTATTTCCAGGCATGAACTTTAATCTACGTGGTAGTGCATTGCGTACAGATGTCGTTACACCACTTGGGCCGAATAAGGTTATGATTGAGTTTCGTGGATTTGGTCTTAAAAAGGATACAGCAAAAGAACGTAAAACTCGTATTGAACATCATAACACAATCTGGGGTCCAATGGGTCGCAATCTACACGAAGACCTTCTGGGTATTACAGGTCAGGGTGCAAGTATGAGGCCAGGCCAAGAACATCGTCATATACTACACGGTAGGCATGAGGATGAAACTATTCATGACGAAATTGGCATGAGACATTTTTATAACGAGTGGAGTAATTGGATGGGTATTGACCCTGCTAATCCCATGAGAGAAAATGCAGTTTGGGAGAATCAAGAAGATGCACACGTATAAATGTACAATACTAAGAGTAATAGACGGAGATACAGTTGATGTAGATATTGACTTGGGGTTTGGAGTATGGATGCGTAAAGAGCGTGTCCGTATCCTTGGTATAGACACACCAGAGAGCCGTACAAGCGATAAAGTAGAGAAGGTGTATGGTAATCTTGCAAAAGAATATGTGAAGGCGTATCTACCAGTGGATAGTGTACAAACACTTCAAACAGAAAAAGATGGTACAGGTAAGTTTGGTCGTATTCTAGGTAAGTTTTTAGTACACGATACTACTACAGATAGTCAAATGCATCTTGGTGACATTATGATTCGTGAGCATCTTGCAGTTGAATATCATGGACAATCCAAAGATGACATTGAAGAGCAACATATTAAAAATAGAGAACTATGTTGTCTACCAGAGGAAAGTAAAAAATAATGAGTATTAGTGAATTTAAACCAAAGCGTAGTAAGAAATACGAAGAGAATTACAACCGTATTTTTAATAAGAACCCCTCATTTATCAAAAGAATACTGGAGTGGTTTAAAAGTTTCTGATGGATGAAATCGTTTCACCATGCATATCAATATGTAAGTTTGATCCAGATACAGGCTATTGCTATGGATGCTGGAGAACTCGTAATGAGAAAATGACTTGGAAAAATGCTTCAAGAAATCTCCGTATAGAAATCATTGATGAACTTCACAAACGTAGAGAATCAGCTGGTGGAGCTCCACGTAGAACATCAAGAATACCACTATAAAGGGTATTGACTATTACACCAATTCATGTTAGTATTATATCATGAATAGACTATTAGAAGCACTAAACGAGTTAAAAGAACTTAATCAGAAGATTACAGCTTTAGGAAATGTTGAAAAACGTAAACCATTTAGTTTGCAATCTGATTTAGACCATATCGTAAATCTTAAAAAGATTAAGCAGGAACTTAGAGAAGAAATCGACAGCCTGCAACGTGATTAAAGTAATTGTATAATTATTATGTTAGGAGAGTGATATATGCCAGAGAACTACACATTCGTGTCAAAAGGTAAAGAACAATGGGCCTCTATAATGCTTACAAATGGTGAGTATGAGGGTGTCATCTATCAGTATGGAAAAGTATCTGTTGCTGAGAGTGAAGATGATAACGGTAATATGCCTCTGTCTTTCAAATACAATGTTTTAGATTATAATGGGCATGATCAAGAGGACTTAGAATCATCAGATAATTTTAGAAACACTTTAGGAGATATTTTAGTAGAAATTCTAGACGAGCAATTGGAGGCGAACAATCTTGAATACAACGATTGAACGGACAGCACTTACACAACTTGTTACAAACGAGCAGTATGCACGTAAGGTGATACCATTTATCAAGAAGGAATATTTCTCTGACAAGACAGAGCGTACTATATTTGAAGAGATTACCAAGTTTGTTGACAAATACAACAAAATACCAACGCAAACATCACTAGAGATTGAGGTTCAAGGTAGAAGAGATTTAAACGATACAGAATATGACAAGGTTGTAGAGGTTATCAAGACATTGAAGTCTACAGATGTAGACTTTGAGTGGCTTGTAGACACTACTGAGAAGTTCTGTAAGGATAAGGCAGTATATAATGCAATTGTTGAAGGTATTGGAATCATTGATGGAAAGGATAAGGAGAGAGATGCAGGAGCAATTCCAGGCATCCTTACTGATGCCCTTGCTGTTGGTTTTGACAATAACATTGGTCATGATTATTTGTTGGATGCAGAGTCCAGATTTGAATATTATCATACGATAGAAGAGAAGATTCCATTTGACCTTGAGTTCTTTAACAAGATAACCAAGGGTGGACTTCCACCAAAAACTCTAAATATTGCACTGGCGGGTACTGGTGTCGGAAAGAGTTTGTTTATGTGTCATATGGCTGCAAATTGTATGTCTCAAGGTAAAAATGTTCTCTATATTACACTAGAAATGGCAGAAGAAAGGATTGCAGAACGTATTGATGCTAACCTAATGAACATCTCTATGGAAGATTTGCATGATCTTCCGAAGCAAATGTTCGATAATCGGATAGATAAGATTGTTAAGAGTACTAGTGGTAAGCTGATTGTAAAAGAATATCCTACTGCCTCTGCTAACTCTTCACATTTTAGAGGATTGATTAAGGAACTTGCAATCAAGAAGAGTTTTAAACCAGACATTATCTTCATTGATTACCTTAATATATGTGGAAGTAGTAGATTTAAAGGAGCAACCAATGTCAATTCTTATATGTACATTAAGTCAATTGCAGAAGAGCTTAGAGGATTGGCAGTTGAGACAAATCTACCAATTATGTCGGCAACACAGACCACTAGATCAGGTTTCGTATCTACGGACATTGGTCTTGAAGATACGTCTGAAAGTTTTGGTTTGCCTGCAACGGCCGACTTCATGTTTGCACTCATATCTAACGAGGAACTTGACGAGCTCAACCAAATCGCAGTCAAGCAACTCAAGAACAGATACAATGATCCAACAGTGAATAAGAGGTTTGTCATTGGTATAGATAGAGCAAAGATGAAACTATTTGACGTTAAGATGACTGAACAGAACATAGTGGATAGTGGACAGTCTGAGGACACTGAGGACACGTTTACGAGTGCAGTATTCGATAAGACAGACTTTGGTGAGGGGTGGAAAGTATGATAACAATTCTAATAACATTGTGGCTTCATGGATATGATGTAACACTAGACGCAAAAGAAATATATAAGGTAAAAAGTGTATCAGAATGTGAAGAGATTTTACCGATGATTAAGATGGAATATGGAGCGCATAGTGGTAGTTGTAGCACTGGAGACATTCTTAGAGGAGTAAAAAGCACATGACTTGCATGGAATATCTATATCATTACACCTGTGATCAATGTAAACTATGGTGGAGTATTGCAATGGAGAAAGATGGATGGCAACCAAAAAGAATGTGGTGCCCTCATTGTGGAAATAAAAAAGAGTATAACACAGAGATAAATTATAAGATGATGAGGCAATAATGACTGACAAAGATGATATAATGAAATTTTCAGAAGAATGTTCTGATTGGCTTGGACTAAAAAATGAGGAATACCAAGACCCTATTTTGATGGGTGGAGTGATGATGAAAGCCACACTAGAGTTGTACCTGAGTTGTCTAAGTGAGGAAGATACCGAAATTTTGTTACAGACGGTATTAGAATCAATACCAGAGATAAAACGTCAACAGACACAAAGAGAGCAGTTTTTTCACACAGGAAATAAGGTGTTACACTAATATGTTTACAATGTACACTGCTGAGAACTGTAATTTTTGCACATCAGCAAAGAAACTATTGAATAACTATAATCTGGAGTATCTCAACATCATACTGGATACACCAGATAAAAAGAAAGAGTTCAAGGAAAAGACAGGACTCAAGACAGTTCCACAGATATACGTCAGCTCTACAGGGTATCATATAGGTGGATATGAAGAACTACAAGAATATGTAAAACTATAAGTAAAGGATGCAATTCGCACGTAAATATCGTAAGCGCATCTGGGCTGTAAAAAATGCAAAATACCTGTATGCGTTCTACAATTTCTTTATCGCCACTCTACGTAGGTTTCGCTTCGTAGTACGATACATTCCACTTACACCAATAGAGAAAGTTGTCAAGGAAGCACTCTTTGACTGCAAAATGTGTGGTAATTGTATACTGTCCTCTACTGGTATGTCCTGTCCCATGAACTGTCCCAAGGATATACGCAATGGACCCTGTGGGGGTGTCAGAGAGGACGGTGGGTGTGAAGTAATACACGATATGCCCTGCGTTTGGGTACTTGCATATGAAGGTAATAAGAACATGAACAACATTGAAAACAACTTTCAACCAGCACTTGAGCATACACAGATAGGTAGCTCATCTTGGTTAAAAGAAATAGAGAAGGAACAACTATGACAATAATGGTTATGGAAAAGGCACTATCTCATGATCAGTGCGACTACTTTATATCCCTTGCAAAGAACAACTGGAAAAGTGGTGGAACAACGAATATTGAAACTCAATCAACAAGAAAATCAGACATATGCTGGATAAAGGACGATAAGATAAACAAACAAATTACAGACCTGTGTGATGAGGCGAATAAAAGTGCAAAATGGAACTTTGATATAAGAAATATGGAGCCTATTCAGATAGCACGATATCGCAGAAAAGAGTTTTATAGTTGGCACGTAGATGGAAATGGTCTAAGGTCGATACCAAACTCGCCAGGCCATGTAAGAAAGTTATCCATGAGCATACTACTTAACGATGACTATACAGGTGGAGAACTAGAGATCAAGCACGGCATGATGGAAGCCAAGATACCAAATCGGAATGGGCCAAACAAGATGGAAGGTTCTAAAGGAACAATAATTGTATTTCCATCATACTATCTGCATAGAATAAAGCCAGTGAAGAAAGGTACAAGGTACTCATTAGTTGCATGGTTCGGTGGCCCAAAGTTTATATAAAATGCACATTGACAAATACCTCTGAACGTGATACTATTAGATACAAAATGAAAAAGGATATATGAATGATACATGAACTACAGAAACAATATGAAGACGATGTGGCAGTGCTGAAAGAAGCCATTGAAGGATTTATCAAGAACAACAAACCTAACTATATGCCAGTTAATCTGGGTGAAGCGTATAGACTGAGAGAGTTGGATGGAGCAATCGTTAAACTAACTCAGGCAGAAGACAAACTTGCGTGTCTTACAAAGAACTTTACAGGAAACGCTGCTGTTCAATCAAGCACTACAGGCGATAAGTTCGGTATGCCAACCTTTGAGGATGGTCATTCTAATTAAGTGTGACATATTTACAACTTGACAAATATCTCTGAACGTGGTACTATTAGTAATAATTGAAAAGAGGAAGATTCGTAATGAAAATTACAAAAACAAAAATGATTAAAGGTATTGTCAATACCGCATGGAAAACCCTTGGTACTGCAAAACGAGGAAAAATTGCAAAAGAGTATGCAAAAATTGTACTGCGTTCAACCTATTCAGAGGAAATTAAGATTGACCTTCTTGTTGGATTGTCAACAATTGGTTGGGCCCTAAAAAAACTTGAAGGAGATGGTAAGGGATATAACACTGCCACTGGTGGTAAATGGGATGACAGTGCTGGTAAACTAAACAAAAATAATTCAAATAGTTTTTGGGTATATTTGTAAATAAATGCGTAAAACGAAATACTATAAGTCAAAAGAAATCAACACAAAGAACCATTTCCTCATAGACAGTACATGGCCTGTAAAGGGTAGTAAGGGTAATGAGTATGATGTGAGAATGCATGAGAAGGGATTTACCTGTGACTGTCTAGGGTTTACGTATAATGGTAAGTGTAAACATATAACACAAGTCATATCCCTATTAACATATGAAGAATATCCGAAGTACGCAGCATGAAGGTAATATGGATACTATACATCATATCCTGCTCAAACTGCGAGTGGGAAATAGTGAATACGTATAA